CTTATGCTATAAAAAAGTATAAGCTGAAAAATCCCCGTTATTTTGGGACTTTTTGTGTAGACGGCAGACAAACGGCAAAAATTCATTTATACATGGTTTCTATATATTGGTCTGCTTCTTTGCGAATATCATCTGTATAATGAATATAGGTAGCTGCTACGGTAGCGACATTATCCCCTAAAACAGCCGCAACAAGATTAATATCCTTTGATTTTGATAAAAGCATGGTGGCAAAGGTGTGTCGCAGGGTATGAACGGAAATTCCCTGTTTTAATTTACGCAGCTGCCTATTCATGAGAGCATGTGTACTTGGTGTTGTCGGGATAACGCGCCCGTCAATAGCTACAGGTGTATTCAGTTTCCACGTATTTAATCTGGCTGCCAGTTTCGTATTCATATGTATGGTTCGGTTTCCGTTCCGTGATTTTACGGCTTTAAATCCCCGTTTTTGGGATGATATCCAGTTATATTGCTTATCTATAGTGATTGTTTGTCTGGTGAAATTGATACTGTTCCATGTCAATCCGGCTATTTCTCCATATCTCATGCCGGTATTCAGAGCAATGAAAGCGATCATGTAAAAAATGGATGTATCACTTAATGCGTCAAGCAGTTGCAATGATTCTTTTTCTGTCAGTGCTTTTACCCGGTGGGGCGTCTTATCTTTCACCTGTGTGACACTGTCTGCCGGATTTGCTGTAATAATTTTATACGGATTGATGGCATAGTTAAAGATGGCACGAATCTGGGCGAAACGATTCTTTCTTGTACCACTGCTGAATCGCGCCATATCTTGATAGACATTGATCACATCTCCGGCGGTGATCTCCCGTATTTGTTTATTGCTCAGGGTAGGAATGCTGCGGAGCATAAAGAAATAGTTCCTTTTTGTGCTATATTCTAAAGAGGATCCTTTATCCCGCAAGTATATATTCTGTGTGAAACTTTTAAAGGTAATATCCGCAAGTTCCGGATCTGCTCCGCAGGCGGCATCTTCTTTGGCAGCGGCTAATAATTTATCTTGGTATTGTTTGGCTTCCCGCAAGGTTTTAAATCCTTGTTTGGTTTTCTGCTTCCATTTACTGTTCACTTTGTATGACAGAATAAGGCAAATACTGCCGTTCTTCTCACGCGTCGAAAATGAATATTCCATAATAAAAATCAGCTCCTTTTCTGAAACAGGGCTGATTGTGCTATAATATATGCGTAACCAGCCTGTGGTAGGGTTGTTACAATTGCCGGAAGGATACCCTCTATCGTTCCGGTTCCCGTCGTCATATTTGCGGTATGGCGGCGGGATTTTATAATTGAATAAAAAATAGGGATGGTATCTGTAACGAAACCATCCCCGCAAAACGGAAAACCGTTTTTTGTTCTGGAATCATTATAGAAATAATGGAGTGCTTTGTAAAGGCATTTGAAGATTATTCTAATGGATTTTTACCATTTTCCTTTTCTGAATCTTCTATCAGTTGTTTTTGAACTATTTTAGCAAGTTCGCGGCGTTCTTCTTTTGTCGGTGGCGGAGCATTGGGATCTAAAGGATTACACATGAAGCCTGTCATATTTTTCATGATATAGTCCAGATCATCAAGTCTGGGGTCATGTTTTGGCATTGGGATACCTTCTTTCTGTGATTCTAATTAACGAGACATGATTAAATCCCTTGGTTGAATAAATAATTATATACTTCTTCAGGCCATGAGTTTGGGAGAATAGGAATTTCAGTATATACCATGGTAGTATTTTGAGAGTATAAATATTGCCGATCTTCTTCTAATTTTGTATTTGCAATTGCAAGAGCTTCTTCATGTGAAAATCCAGATTTAACTGAAGTTACAAATGTTTCCCCAGCAGCAATTTTTATTTTTTGGTCAATTTTATCCTTATTTAATACTTTTGGGAGTCCCATGTCTCCAGAATCTTCTATATGCCCATTGGGATAAAATGAGAATATTTGCATTACGGCAAAATGCTTTTTATTCTTCTTAAATCTTACTTTCAATAAATTGGAGCTATCATCGGGATATCTCATGTCAATCCAAACGGTTACTTCATCATTAAGCCGTATAATCTCATCATTTTTAATATATATTTGCCTATCATTTGTATTTTTTATGAAAGTCCATTCATCTGCATTACTGGGGTGTGAACAAATAATCAATAAAATCAAAAGGATAATCCGTACCGCTCTTTTAAATATGGGATGTCTCATGTCATTAATCCTTTGCAATTTACCACGTGTGCCGTGATTCAATAACTTTACCTATGATTTGTACCGGCAGTTGTTCTATTTCTTTATTGGTATAGAAATGTGGCTGATATACTTCTACATTCAGACCGACAAGTATAATTCCCGTATCGGTCTTTTTTATTTGTTTTACGGTAGCTTCATCACCATTTACAAGTACAATTGCCGTATCGCCATTATCTACATCATTCTGCTTACGGACAATGACAATATCACCTTCCAGTAGTTTTGGCTCCATAGAGGAGCCTTTGATTCGCAAGGCGAAGTATTCTCCACCGGCAGCCATCTTAGTGGGAAGTTCTTCCCATCCTTCAATATCGGTAATAGCTTCTACTGGGATACCAGCAACAACTTTCCCCAGTATGGGAATGCGTACGCCTTTTGTTAGTGAAGATGCGGACTCCGCTAAATAATTAAGATCATCAGACAAGATATTTAGGCCATGGCAAATTTTATTAATGTTATCCATAGAGGCTCCGCCTACATTTTTTAAAATTGAAAGTAGGGTGCTATATGGCATATCAATCTTATCAGAAAACCATTTTAATGTGCCTTGTTCTTCAATTTTTGCTCTTAAGTATTGCTCTCGCGTCATAATTATTCCTCCTACTTGAAAGTAGGATATCATATAAAAAACGAAATTTCAACAAATTTTATGAAATTAGTGTTGACAAAAACGAAATAATAGCATATCATAAAATTCAGAAAACGAAATATCGTTACAAGAAAGGGGGTGATCTAATGTATAAAAATTTAAATGTAGAGCTCGCACGGCTGGGATGGAATATAATCAGGTTGTCAGAGGAAACGGGGATCAAATATCAAACGTTGGTTACCAAAATGAAAGGAAACTCAGAATTTAAATTTGATGAATGTTTAGCGATAAAAAAAGCTATGGGTTGTAAGATCCCCTTAGAAGTCCTTTTTTTACACCAATAAAAACGATATTTCGTTAAATGGTGTAAAATAAAAGCCCCCGAAGGGGCTCATGTGTCAGCATGTTTTTCTTTTCAGCGCTGTGTTCCGCGTTTTCCTGTATATGGATTTACATTTCCTTTATGGCTGTAATTATTGTTTGGATTACCATCCGGATTGCTTCTGTAATGAGGCTGTACATAAGTACCATCTGAGCGATAATGCCCGCGAACATAGGCAGCGTTAGCTGTACTTGCAGATAAAACAAATGCAGAAATAGCAAAGATGCATAAGATGAGTTTTTTCATAAAGGCCTTCTTTCTTGTACTACCGCTGACACATTAACCAAATTGTAACACAACCTACCGCAGAAAACATAGAAAGGAGTGAAAAATGGAACGAAGAACGTACACCGTCGCGGAAACTGCTGAAATCTTAGGGGTGTCGACGGATGTCGTCTACCGCATGAAAAATGACGGCATCCTTCCGGCGGTGAAAAATCTGTCTGCCATCCGCTTTCTAAAGCGGGATGTGCTGGCGATGGTCGGTGAGAAGCCGGACGATTTCCGCCCGTCCGCATTACGAAGACTTAAGAATGAATTGTCTCTTGAGAAACAGGAGAACGCACGACTGCGAGGCGTTATTCGCCAGATTTGTATAGCTGCTAATACGGCAGCAGTGCAGGAGGGATTATGAATAAACCGTTGATTTTCACAGCGGCACTAATGTCAGCCGTACTGGTAGCAGGTGCCGCGGTGGACGCGGATAACATCTATAACCGGATATTTCCGGAAACAAAGATCGTCGAATACCGGAGAGAGGTCAGACCAGGAGATACGCTCTGGACAATCTGCGGGGAGATCGCGACCGACAAAGAAGACCTGCGGAAACTGGTTTATCAAGCGAAGAAGGATAACCGTATTATGGACGTCGGCAACCTGCAGCCGGGGACCTTAGTGATTGTAAGAGTTGAGGAGGCGCGAAATGGATGACAGACCATTCAGCGTAACACTTGTCAAAGATGATTGGAATTTAGTTCTGACTGTACTGGAGATCTGCAAAGAGGATGGGTCAGCACTCATGGAGTACGAAATCGAATGCATTATCCGCGGAATAAAGTCAGATTTAGACAGTCAAGGTTTTTAAAAGTATTTTAAAAGTAAAGGAGGCGAGGAAATGACTGACGCAGAAAAGTTTAAACATATCAGCGAATATGTACGTCGCAGGTACATGCAAGAGTCGATTGCTTGGACAGATGCGGACGAAAAAGGCGAAGTGATGAGCGCAGCGAAAGCAAGCATACGTGAAGAAATTCTATTTGAAATTATTAACGAACTCAACAAAATTGAAAAAGCCGACTGATAACTGCAATTATCAATCGGCAAGCGGAAAAGAATCGCTAAGACTTTCCGCCTCTATTATACCACAGGAGGTAAATAATGACAGAACCAGTAAAAATTAATGAACTATTAATTGAAAACGTGAAACGAGTAAAAGCGGTACAGTTTGAACCGTCCGCCGATGGACTGACAATCATTGGTGGGCGAAACGGACAGGGAAAAACTTCTGTATTAGACGCTATTGCATGGGCATTGGGCGGAAATAATTATAAACCGTCTGTACCGGAACGGGACGGAGCACTGGTACCGCCGAACCTGCATATTGAACTGTCTAACGGATTAATTGTAGAACGAAAAGGGAAAAACAGCACATTAAAAGTAACAGACCCGAATGGTAATAAATCCGGACAGCAGCTTTTGAATGAATTTGTTTCCACTCTTGCGTTGGATCTTCCAAAATTTATTAACGGAAGCGATAAAGACAAGGCGGATTCTCTTCTGAAAATCTTGGGGATTGGTGATGTGCTGGCGCAGCTGGACGTAAAAGAAAATCAGCTGTATGCTCAGCGGACGGAAGTCGGCCGTATTGCGGACCGCAAGAAGAAAGCAGCTGACGAAATGCCGATGTACCCGAACGTACCGAAAGAACCCGTCAGCGCAACAGAACTCATTAAACAACAGCAGGAGATTCTTGCACGGAACGGAGAAAATGAACGGAAACGTCAGGACGCCGCTCGTTATGAACAAATATTGGCAAATGCTCAAATTGCTTTTGATGAAGCTAAAGCAGCGTTGCAGAAAGCAGAACAGGATTGTTTAACTGCCCGGAAGTCGGCAGAAGATCTTCATGATGAAAGCACAGCTGAATTGGAAAAGAATCTGGCGGAAATTGAAGCATTGAACATCAAAATCAGGGCTAATTCTACTAAAGAAGCCGCCGAAATAGAAGCCAATAATCTGCAGCAGGAATATGACGGACTGACGGAACAGATTGAATCCGTCCGGGAAGAAAGAAGTAAGCTTCTTGATTCTGCGGAATTGCCGCTGCCGGGATTATCCGTCAAAGATGGCAAGCTGATTTATAACAATATGCCATGGGATGGCATGAGCGGCTCTGATCAGCTCAAAGTAGCAACGGCTATTGTACGTAAATTAAACCCGCAATGTGGCTTTGTTTTGATGGACAAGCTGGAGCAGATGGACTTAGAAACACTGCAGGAATTTGGTGCATGGCTCAAACAGGAAGGATTGCAGGTTATTGCGACAAGAGTTTCCACCGGTGATGAATGCTCCATCATTATTGAAGATGGCATGGTGAAAGGCGATACGGAAGCGGTTAAAGAAAAAGCACCAAAGTACGTCAAAGGTGTGTTTTAAAGGAAGGAGATAAGAATGAATATTACAAAAGGAATTATCAGCAAGCCGGTTAAGGTTTGCGTGTACGGTGTCGAAGGTATTGGAAAAACGACTTTTGCCAGCCAGTTCCCAGAACCGCTCTTTTTCGACTTAGATAAAGGGTCTGCACAGCTTGATGTCAGCCGTGTAACAGACATTACATCATGGCCGTTGCTGATGAGCAACATCAAAGAGGTCTATGATAATCCGACTATTTGTAAGACGCTGGTTATTGACACAGCAGACGCGGCAGAGCGTATGTGTATTGATTATATTTGCGGAAAATTCAACAAAAAAGGAATTGAAGATTTCGGTTACGGTGCCGGCTACACATATTTAGTGGAAGAATTTGCCCGATTCCTTGTACAGCTGGACGCCTGCATTGGGCAGGGGATTAATGTAGTTGTTCTTGCTCATGCTGTTTTAAAAACAGTAACGCTCCCGGAGGAAATGGGAACGTATGACCACTGGGAACTGAAACTATCATCTAAAACGACAAATAAAGTCGCGCCGCTTGTAAAAGAATGGGCAGATTTACTGCTTTTCGCCAATTACAAAACAATCCTGATTGAAGACGGAACGCGAAAAAAAGCGGCAGGCGGAAAACGAATCATGTATACCACGCATACAACTTTTGCGGACGCGAAGAACCGATTTTCTTTGGCAGAAGAGTTGCCATTTGACTATAACGAAATTGTACGACTGATACCAAATGGGGCTGTTCCGGGCGTAAAACCTATGCAAGAAAAGAAACAGGAAGCAAAACGGAAAACAGTAAAAAAATCAGAACCTGAATCGACTGTCCCGATAAAGAAATCAACTGTCCAGATTCAATACACGGCTGCCCCTGCGACGTCTACCGTAAATGCTACTTTACAGAAAGTCTATGACTTAATGAAACAGGAACATATCACAGAAGAACAGATCCGTAAAGCAGTGGCCATGAAAGGATATTTCCCAGAAGATATGCCGATGGAAGATTATCCGCCTGATTTTATAGACGGTGTACTTATCGGGGCGTGGGAACAGATTAAAACATTTATTTTAAACAATATCAGTGTTCCATTTAATTAATTTACATAAAGGAGAAGAACATGAGTACAAATTTTGAACAGTTCGGAACAACATCTACAGAAGACAAAGTATTAGACTGGGACGAAACCGTTACTGATGACGGCAAAGATCATGAATTTGTCTTATTACCGGAAGGGATTTATCCTTTCACGGTAGAAAGCTTTGAACGAAAAATTTACGAGGGCGGAGCTAAAATACCACGGTGCCCGCAGGCTGCATTAAAACTTCGCGTGCATGGCGGAGAATATGGTGACGCGCTTGTATTCAGAAATTTATTCTTAGTTTCAAAGCAGCAATGGCTGATTGCCCAATTCTTCATTTCTTTGGGATTGATGGAAAAGGGCGGCACAGAGAAAATGCCGTGGAATAAAGTCATCGGCGCATCAGGTTATGTAGAAATCGTTCACCGGATTTACAAAGATCAGCCTTACAACGAAGCGAAGAAATTCCTTGCCCCGGATGATAAGAAAATTCCAAAAACACAGGGCGGTTACACTGCCGGGACATTCTGATGATGGAACTAAGACCCTACCAACAGGAAGCCGTTGAAGCTGTTATGCATGAATGGGCAGACGGACACAGGAAAACTCTTTTGGTTCTTCCGACAGGCACAGGCAAAACGATTGCTTTTGCCAAAATCGCAGAAAACTGTGTTCGTGAGGGGAGAAAAGTCTTGATTCTTGCCCATAGAGAAGAACTCTTGAATCAGGCACAGGAAAAAATCAAGACTGCAACAGGTCTCTTATGTGCTAAAGAAAAAGCGGAAGAAACAAGTCTTGCCAGCTGGTACAGAATTGTTGTTGGGTCCGTGCAGACGCTCATGCGTGAAAAACGGCTCCGGCAGTTTCCGGAAGATGAATTTGGCACCATTATTGTAGATGAAGCCCATCACGCATTGGCCGATAGTTATCAACAAGTGCTGCAGCATTTCCCGACGGCAAATGTATTAGGCGTAACCGCCACACCGGAACGAAATAATCTGCAGTGTCTGGGAAATTATTTCGACAGCTTAGCTTATGAATATTCTTTGACGCAGGCTATCAAGGATGGCTATTTGTGCAAAATCAAGGCGCAGACGGTACCGCTCAAGATTGATATCACAGGCGTCGGTATGTCTGCCGGTGATTATGCGGCTGGCGCATTAGGAACAGCACTTGACCCGTATCTTGAGCAAATTGCCCAAGAAATGGTTACATATTGCGCCGGGAGGAAGACTGTAGTCTTCTTACCTTTGGTAGCCACCGCTAAAAAGTTTAAAGCCATTTTAAACCATTTTGGGATGAAAGCAGCGGAGGTGAATGGAAACAGTCAGGATAGAGAAGAAACACTAAAGAAATTTGAAGCAGGAGAGTATAACGTACTCTGTAATGCTATGTTACTGACGGAAGGTTGGGATTGTCCATCAGTGGATTGTGTAATCATGCTTCGGGCAACAAAGATCAGAAGCTTATATTGCCAATGTATAGGGCGGGGAACAAGACTTTCTCCGGAAACGGGCAAAAAAGATTTATTGGTATTGGATTTTTTATGGAATACGGCGCGGCATGAACTATGCCGCCCGGCATCGCTTATCTGCAAGACGGATGATATTGCAAAAAGAATGACGAAGGACTTGGACCAGTCCGGGGCCGCTGTTGACATAGAAGACGCTTACAAGCGGGCAGCGGAGGAAACCATTCTTGAGCGTGAAGAAGCTCTTGCAAAAGAATTATCAGCGATGAAAAAACGAAAACGCCAGCTGGTAGATCCATTGCAGTTTGAAATGTCTATACAGGCAGAAGATTTATCTGATTATGTCCCGTCATTCGGCTGGGAGATGGCGCCTGCGAGCGATAAACAGCTCAAAGCATTGGAAAAGTTCGGCATATTCCCGGACGAAATCGACAACGCAGGTAAAGCCAGTCTTTTGCTTGACCGTTTGAACAAACGGCGAGAAAACGGGCTATCCACCCCTAAACAAATCCGCTTTTTAGAAAGCCGCGGGTTTCAGCATGTGGGGATATGGACATTTAATGATGCAAACAGCATGATTTTCCAGATTGCCAATCATCATTGGACAATCCCACGCGGTATCAAGCCGGCTTTATATGTCCCTAATCAAGAATTGAATTTTGGAGCATAACCTATGTCGAAAATAGATTTACGACCATTGCTGGAGTATATACCGCCCGCGGCCTGCAGCTATGAAGAATGGATCAATGTAGGTATGGCATTATGTCATGAGGGCTACAGCGTTGATGTGTGGGATGAATGGAGCCGAAAAGATCCGGAACGTTATCATGATGGTGAATGTCATAAAAAATGGCAGTCATTCAAGGGGAATCCGAATCCGGTCACAGGGGCGACGATTACTCAGATGGCGAAAGATTACGGATGGCAACCGCATACAAAAGAAGACGGCAACAAAGTAATGGACTGGGATGATACGGTAACAGACAATGTCGTTATCGTTGATCAGCACTATGTACAAGAATCGGAAATCAAAGAACCGGCACAATGGAATCCGGCCGATGAGATTATCCGATATCTGGAAGCGCTCTTTGACAGATCCGACAAGGTCGGTATCGTTATGTCTTCTTTCAGGCGCGATGATGGAAAATATTCCCCGTCCGGAGCGGGTACATATTCTTTGACGGCGGGAGAATATATTTCCCGCATCAAAAAGTACCAGCGAAACGGCTACAGTATAAAAGATATCATCGGATATGCTCTTGCGGATTACGATGAAAAAGCAGGTGCATGGATCCGGTTCAATCCTTTAGACGGCAAGGGTATTAAAAATGAAAATGTATCCAATTACAAATATGCTCTTGTAGAATCAGACACGCTCCCGCCGGGGAAACAGAAATCTATTATAGAGGAATTGGAACTTCCGGTCGCGGCATTGGTGCATTCCGGGAATAAAAGTATTCATGCTATCGTACATATCGACGCAGCGTCACAAGAAGAATACCGACGCCGTGTGGATTATCTGTATAAAGTATGCCGGAAAAACGGTTTGCCTGTTGACGGCGCAGATAGAAACCCGTCTCGTTTATCACGGTTGCCGGGCATTATGAGAAATGGTAAAAAGCAGTTTCTCATGGCCACAAATATCGGAAAAGAGGATTTCGACGGCTGGAAAGAATGGATTGAAACCGTCAATGATGATCTGCCCGACCCCGAGGATTTGTCTGATGTGTGGAACAACATGCCTGATTTATCCCCGTCATTAATTGATGGTGTACTTCGGCAGGGGCATAAAATGCTCATTTCCGGGCCGTCAAAGGCAGGTAAATCCTTTGCTCTGATTGAACTTTGTATTGCTATTGCAGAAGGTACGCAGTGGTGCGGTTTTCAATGCACGCAGGGACGCGTATTATATGTCAATTTGGAATTGGACAGGGCAAGCTGCCTGCATCGGTTTAAGGATGTCTATACGGCGCTGGATTTACGCCCTGATTACATTTCTAATATTGATGTGTGGAATCTGCGCGGGAAGTCGCTTCCTATGGATCAGCTTGCGCCGAAACTTATCCGCCGCGCTCAGAAGAAGAATTATATCGCTATTGTTATCGACCCGATTTACAAGATTATCACAGGTGACGAAAACAGTGCTGACCAAATGGCACGGTTCTGTAACCAGTTTGATAAGGTCTGTACGGAATTATCGGCTGCGGTAATCTATTGTCACCATCATTCAAAAGGCGGGCAAGGAATGAAGCGATCTATGGATCGCGCGTCCGGCTCCGGCGTATTTGCTCGTGACCCTGACGCCATCCTCGATATGATTCAGCTCTGTGTCAATAACGACAGCCGGCGGACAGATTATGACAGGGATGCAGATAAGGCTGCAGGGATAACGGTCAAGCCGACGGCATGGCGTATTGCAGGGACACTTCGTGAATTCCCAATGTTTGAGCCTGTCAATATGTGGTTTACGTATCCGATTCACAGGTTGGATGACACCGGAGTGCTGGCGATGGCGGCCGAGGAGGGCAGTCTTGAAGATGTACGCGCTAAGGGCCGTGAGGCAGGAAACAAAGCGAAAGCGAGACAGAAAGAAGACCGTATCTCACAGGTGGATACTGCTTATGAAAACCTGAGCATGGGCGGCAAGGAAATCGTTACGGTAAAAGATATGGCAGCATATTTAGATGTTTCCGAAAAAACAGTACGAAGAGATATTCTTGCAAACGGAAATTATGAGCTCGGAGAGGGTAAAATTTACCCTAAAAAATAGGTTTTAATATTCGTCTAATACTTGGACATTCCAGTTTATATATATAGGTTTGTCCCTATAGGAAAGTAAGTAAGAAAGGGTGTGGCGAGAAGCTGCGCCACACACCCTTCCTTATTACTTCCTTTCCTGAAACTGGATTGTCTCTGAAAAGAGAAAAGATTTATCCCTGTTATGTCCGTCGTGAAAATAGAAAGGCATGTGATTGAAAATGAGAGAAATATTATTTCGAGGGAAATGTAGAAAATCAGGAAGATGGATTTATGGTGACTTGCAAAAGCATGGAGAAAATGATTATTCAATCTATGAAGAAGGGAAAGCGTATTCTATTCCTGTGAGAGAAGAAACCATTGGGCAATATATCGGCCTTAAAGATTATGATGGAAATCGGATTTTTGAGGGAGATATTATCAAGGTTTCAAGAAAATCAAAATGTGGGTTTGGTGATATTTATGGATTGGTTGTCGCTGAATGGGATTCGAAACAAAAAGCATTTGTGTTATTGCCATCTGACGATTATTTTGACGATATCAGGATGATTGCAGTCGTGAACAATAAATACAATAATCCGGATTTATACAAGGAGCTAATAGCATGATTCGGTTTTTTATCCATATGAAGCTTCCGACAAAAACATTTCAGGCAAAGAAAATTACGGTGCGAAATGGCAAGGCTGTTATTTACACACCGCCGGAACTCAAAGAAATTCAGAGCAAGTATATTGCGTATTTGTCTAAACATGCACCGGAAAAACCATTGGAAGGCGCTGTCCAGTTGTCTACGATATGGTGTTTCCCGGCAGATAAACATCACACAAATGGAAACTATAAAATAACAAAACCGGATACTGACAATATGGTGAAAATGCTTAAAGACTGTATGACGCAGTGCGGTTTCTGGAAAGATGATGCGCAGGTTACTGTAGAACTTATTACTAAGAGATATAACGATGTGGAAGGCATTTTGATTTGTACGAAGGAGCTGAGGTTGAAATGAAATTATATAATTTCTTACATTCGGTCATTAATCCGTATTACATGCCAATCGAAATTTGGCAGCAGAAGAGACTTATTTTCAAGGGGAGATGTACCGAAGTATCAAGATATTTGATGAAATGCAAAGTAGAGAAATTCGGATTTGAAGATAATACACGACCATGGCTTTCTGATGGATATTTAATAATGCATGTATATCTTAAGGGGGAAATTTCAAAAGAGTATTTAAATTCTGTAGGAGCGAGAAAATGATGTTTATTTTGGGATGTATGCTCGGGGCGTGTGTAGGATTATTGATTTGTTCTTTATGTGTGGCGGCGAAAAGAGGTAAATAGAATGGCGGAAGGTATGAGACCGGGAATCTATCATAATCCGGATCCAACGTACGAAAAGACGAAAAACAATCTAAATCGTGAATCGAAACGAAAATGCGGCGAGGTAGAAGCATTTTTTGAAGAAATAAGACGTTGCCGTAAGCATATTGATTCGCTCAATCAGTACCGCCTGCAGTACGAGATGGATTTATTTTCTCTTAAAGGTTGCAGGTATGACAAGGAACCGGTGGCCGGTGGAACGTCTTCTGATTTATCGGATATCGTTATTGCTTTTGAACAGAAGATGGCAAAATCAGAAGAATTGCGAATAAAAGAGCTCAACAGATACGGTGATATGAGTACTAAGGGCCTTCAATTGTTAGCATTGCTTTCCGACCCGGAGCAGAAATCAATCATGATTGACAGATGTTTATTAGCGCATTCATGGGAATGTATCATGAAAGAGCACCATTACGTCAGAAGCCATTGTTATCGATTAAGAAACGCTGCAATCTTTAAAATTTCGCAGAAAATGAAAGATGAGACAAAATGAGACATTCGAAAGTGGTATTATGATAGTGTGAAAGTAGAATGATACTTCCTCTTTAATTTTAGAAAAGCACGCGTCAATCCTCCCCGACGTGTGCTTTTCGTTTGTTTTTTTAAGGCGGTGATTACTGTGGGCGCAAAAGGCAAGTATGCAAAGTGGCTTCTTCCGGATAATCTTCTGCGTCTGCAGGCATGGGCGCGTGACGGTTTAAGCAATGAGCAAATTGCACATAATATCGGAATTAATCAAGATACGTTATATACATGGATTAAGAAGTACCCCGAATTTTCCGAGGCTTTATCGCGCGGGAAAGAAGTTGTGGATATTGAAGTAGAGAATGCGCTTTTAAAAAGAGCCAAAGGATATGACTATATAGAGACGACATCGGAGCTGATTGCGGATAAAAACGCAAGAAATAAAGCAGTGATGAAAGTAACTAAGCGAGTAACTCGGCATGTACCGCCGGATGTGAAAGCACTTATTTTCTGGCTGACGAATCGGAAACCGGAATGGAGAGACAAACAGGAAAAAGAATTATCTGGGAATATTGGTGTTAATCTGGTGGTAGATGATGACATCAGTGCAGACGATTAATCTTGTTAATGATATCATTCACCCGACGGCAAAACAGCGGGAATTTATGCGTACAGTTAAAGATAATACGTATATTCTTTATGGTGGTGCTGCAGGCGGCGGGAAATCGTATATTTTGCGCTGGGAACTGGTTTATCTCCTGATCAGCTGGTACAAGCATCTGAAATTAAAAGATATCCGCGTTGGGCTGTTTTGCGAAGATTATCCGGCACTGCGTGATAGACAGTTGTCGAAAATCAAAATGGAGTTTCCTGACTGGCTCGGCAGCTACAAAGAAGCGACGCATGAATTTACATTAAATTCAGCGTTCGGGAGCGGTGTGATATGTTTCCGTAATCTGGATAATCCATCTAAGTATTTATCGTCAGAGTTTGCAGCCATCGCGATTGACGAGTTGACGTTGAATGAACAGACTGTTTTTGATTTTCTCCGCATGCGGCTTCGCTGGGTCGGTGTTGAGGATCCTAAGCTGATTGCGGGAACGAACCCCGGCGGTAAAGGTCATATGTGGGTTAAGAATCTGTTTATCGATAGAAATATTCCGCCGGAAATGCGGGATTTTTCAAATAAAATTGCTTTCGTGCAAGCGCGGATAGATGACAATCCGTACTTACCGGCGGGATATAGTGACGCACTTGATACGCTGCCGGATAAACTCCGGAAAGCGTATCGCGAAGGCGACTGGAATATATTCGAAGGGCAGGTTTTTGAAGAGTTCAGGACGAATATACACATTGTTGAACCATTTGAAATTCCGAAAAGCTGGCAGCGTGGCAGGTCAATGGACTGGGGATACAGCAAGCCGTATGCAATCTATGAATATGCAGTCGATTATGACGGTGTTGTTTATGTAATCAACGAATGGTATGGCTGTAAGCCGGGAACAGTTAACACGGGTACGCAAGAGACGGCGCGGGAAGTAGCGCAGGAAATTAAGCATTTGGGCAGTGAATTTGGCATTGCGGACCCGGCGATTTGGCAGAAAACCGGGCATGACGGGCCGTCGATTGCAGAAGTATTTGCTGCGGAAGGCGTGCCGTGGTATCCGGCGGATAATGACAGATTAGCCGGGAAAATGCAGGTACACTTACGATTAAAAGAAAGAAAATTAAAGATATTTAAGACGTGCTATCACTTGATACGGACACTTCCGGCGCTGACATACGATAAACACAAAGTCGAGGACGTGGATACACAGCAAGAAGACCATAGTTACGACAGCGTCAGATATTACCTGATGAGCCGTCCGATTCAGCCGGTAAAAGCAGAAAAGCCATTTAATGATGGATACAGATATGAAGATGAGGAAGGGGATGAACCGACGGCATGGGGCGTGTAATGAGCGACAGAGCGCTTAGAGATTACGCTTATAGAGTGCTCAAATCAGAGTACGGTGAACATATAGAGAACGGGATTTTAATTCCGGCAAAGAAAAGCGATGAAGAGCTGGCGGCGTTCGCAGCGCAGATGCCGGAATGGCAGCTTGAACAGATGTATGGAATGATGTTTAAAGGAGAACTTGTCGAATGAGTTTTGATTTATCCGAAGCGCGAAATAATGTAAAAAGGGCGCTGCAGCTAACCAGTGAATGGCGCAAAAGTGCAAAAGAAGATTATGATTTCATGCGCGGTAAGCAGTGGACGGACGCGGACTTGAAAGTAATGAAACAGAAATCCCGTCCGGTTATTACAATTAACCGGATACGCCCTGTTATTAATTTGCTGTCCGGTTATGCGGCGCAGAATGAAACAGAACCTGATTTTCTGCCTCGTTCAGAAGAAGATGACCGCGTAGCACGAGTAGCCAAAGGTATCACGAAGTACACTTTTGACAAGACGAATTATCAAAGCGTTAAGAAAAAGGCATTCAAAGACGCTATCATTTGTGGTGTCGGAAACTACTGGGTCAGTTATGAATTTGATTACGCCCGGATGGATGGTCGGATACAGATCAAAAACGTCAGCCCTTTTGATGTATTCGTTGATCCGGAATGCAAAGAAGATGATTTGTCAGACGCTTTCTACTGCGGCAGATATAGCTGGGAAAGTCCAGATAAATTGAAACAGATCTATCTGGACAAAGCAGATGAAATTGCCATGCTTGCGCATAAGTACGATGACAGCGAATTGGAGACAGTTGATACGGAGCCGCTTTGGTATTCACGGGATTTAAAGAAATTAAGAGTAGTTCAGTATTGGTACAAAGAGTACACGCGGAAGAAAATTTTCTCTGCAGATGGGATGATTGTTGATGAATCGCAGCCGGATTTATATTCGGCTTTTTTTATGTCCGGAGCAGAACCGGAAGAAATCCCGGTTACAAAAATCAGATATGCGACATTCTGCGGAGAACTTTTGCTTGAAGAGGGCGAAAGTCCTTATAAGCACAATCAATTTCCACTTGTGCGGCAGTATTGCTACTTATCAGGTTACGGTGAGGATGTGGATGACGGACTGGAACCGGCGGGGATTGTACGGGATTTAAAAGACGCACAGCGCGAACTCAACAAGAACCGCAGTCAGCGCATGCATATCGTCAATCAGCAGTCGCTCGGTGTTCGCTTTTGGACTGGACCGCAGTTTGATGAAAAAGAAAAACGGGAAATTCGGAATCTGTCTACAACACCGGGTGCGAATATTTTCTTGAAACCGGGTGTGACTTTTACCGATGGGCTTCCGTCCGCGCAGTCTGTCAGCAATATAGAACTGGAAAACCGGTCAAGCAGTGACTTCTATACGATTTCGGGGATTACGCCGGAGAGCCTATCCGGAAGTATCGGTGCGATGAGTGGCAAAGCGATTGACCTGCGGCAGTCAGTGACCACGGTGCAGACGGCGGAAATATTCGACAAAGCAAAAGAGGCCGAACTGCAGATTGTCAAACTTTTGTGGGGTGATACGTACGCGCCGGGACTAATTCCGCAGTTTTATAACAAAGACAAGGTTATGCGGATCCTTGGTGAAGATGGCAAGAAAGAATTTGTGCGGATACAGCCGGGGTTAGGTCAAGCCATTCAGGAACAGCAGGCGGTAGATCAGAACGGTATGCCAGTAACAGATGAAAACGGCGATCCGATAACTAAAGTGCTGTATGATTTATCCGCTTTCGATTTCGACATTGTGATCACGACATCGCAAGCAAGCGCTACCGCACGGCGGGCGAATTTGTATCAGTTGCTTGAGGCGAAGAAAGCGGGCGTCGATATACCAATGGATATCATTCTTGATTTCATGGATTTCCCGGAAAAGGAAACCGTCAAGAAGCGTATGCAGCAAGCTTCCGAACAGCCGAAAATACCGGATCTCAAAGTCAGTGCAAGTATTGAGGATTTACCGGCAGAAGCACTGTCAACGGCGCTGCAATCTATCGGCGTAAATATTTCGCCGCAGCAGATTATGCAGGAAAGATTAGCACTGAAAGGGCGTGCAATCGCTCCGCCGGTGCAACCGCAAATTCCGATACAACAACCACAACTATTAGGGCAGTAATGCCTTGATATATCGTCCTAAGCAACGACGTTAAAAGGCTTTTTTCTTTCGTCCGAAAAGAGACGGTAAACTACAAACAAAATTATTCGACCGCCGACGTCGTTAAACCGGCAGAAGGAGATAATCATGGAAAACGAAACAATGCTGAACGCAGAAGATTTAGGGTTTGATGCAGAAGATTTGAAAGAAGCAGGTCTTGATAATCAGGAATCGGCAACTCCGGCGGGTAAAGCACCGGCAAAAGAACCGGAAGACAATTCTGCAGACGGACAGCCGAAAACTGATTCCGATCCAGAATCGGAACCTAAAACGAAAATTGAACCGAAGGAACCGGAAGACAATCCGGCAGGCGGCGATTTAAAGAAAGCGTTAGCGGAAGAAAGGGCTCGCAGAAAAGCGGCCGAAGAAGCGGCTAACACTTTGCGTTCACAGATGAGTATGTCACAAAAACCGGTATTATCTCCGGAAGATTTGAATCAAATTCGCAGTTATGCGCAGCAGGAAGCTGCACGACGGCTCAAGATTGATGACGCGTCTGATTTGATGTTCACTGACGCCAAGAAGTATCAGGAACTGCTTCATGAACAGGCACGGATTGAATATCAGATGACACGCCAGCAGGAAGAGCGGCAGGAAACTTATCAAAAAAATGTAGCGTTTATCGGTGAGCTTAAGGCTATTCCGAATATCGGCGAGCTGTGGCAGAAAGGCACTGAAATGCTGGACGGCATGACGCGAAAAGACGCTGCCCCGATTGATGCGGCATTTTCACGTATTGATCAGGGGATAGGCACGGATGCAGACTTTAAAGTTATTCGTGATTTTGCTGAAAAGGTAAAATCAGCAATGACCACGCCTGCACAAAATCCGCTCGAAACGGCTAAAACGCTGCCGAAAGCAAGTGCATTAAACGGCGGTGCTCTGACCGGCGCGAAACTGTCTGAGGAAGAAATCCTCAAATATGTGGAAGAGGGTCGTGAAAGTGAGCTGCCGGCGGAAATCAGAAAGCAGATTGATGACCTCTGCGGTGATTAATTATTTTACAAAAAGGAGAATGAAATATGGCACATGAATTTAAAATTCCTGAAAAATTAGTTCCTAAGCTCTGGACGAAAAAGGTATGGAGAGAAGGTTTAAAAGCTTCTTATTTTGATAAGTTTACGTCTACTAACGGGAGTAATGTTGTTCATACGAATAAAAATCTAAAACAGGCTAAAGGCGATGAAGTAAACTTTGGACTGGCAATGAATCTTAAAGGGAACGGTGTTTCTGGTAACAACACGCTTAAAGGCAATGAAGAAGAAATGCAGATGTATGATTTCAGCGTAAAGACTACTTTGGTCAGAAACGCAGTTACGCGCTTTGAGGCGGATGACCAGAAATCTCCGTATGAAAATTTGCCTCTTATCAAGGGGGTGTTGGTGCAGTGGCTGTCTGACTGGAAAGACAACAAGCTGATTTCCGCACTGACCGCCAATCCGACAACCGGTGAACGTCTTATTGCGTCTACGGCAGGAACAGAGGTTTCTTTAACGGCTAATGACAAGCTGACCTGTGCGGTAATCGGCCGCGCAAAACGCAAGGCTAAAATGCATGAACCGACAGTGAAACCGCTCAAGATTGACGGACAGGAGAAATACATCATGCTTGTCGGCACATGGGCAGCGCGTGACTTGAAAGCAGATCCGGTATGGCAGGTAGCACAACAGAATGCGGCCATCCGCGGCAGCAAGAACCCGATTTTCACCGGAGCACTCGGCGAATATGACGGCGTCGTTCTTTATGAATACGAACGTGTTCAGAATACGAAAACTGGTGCGTCTTCCGCAAATGTTGTTCACAATTTGCTTTTGGGACAGCAAGCGGCATGCTTCGCTGTGGCTCATGAAGCCCGATTCATTAAAGATGAAGACGATTACGGCAATGTACAGGGGAATGGTATCGCGTTCTTCGGTGGCATTGAAAAATCCATCTACAACAGCAAAGATTATGGCGTGATTCAGGTCATGACCGGCGGTGCTGTAGAGTAATTTCAATGGAGATAAGGTGAGGGCTGTAAAAGCCCTCTTTCCTTTTCTTAAGGAGTAACCATGATAATTAAAGACTTGATTAACCGTGCGTATATGCAGGTGGGCGATACGTCGCAGGTGAACTATACGCCGTATCAGTTTCTGGAGTTTTATAACGAAGGAAATCATATTCTGCATAAGATTGTACTGCGGTATATTCCGGATATTTTACGTGTAACGGAGACGGGAGTTCCGAACAGGCCGACGATTGCGCTTTCTTCTTTCGCACTGCAGATTGTATCAGTAAAGGATATGTATGGTCATCCCGCTGATTACACGATGGAAGACCACAAAATCATTACTGCGAAGAGTGCGGCACAAAGAGGATTGACCGTCGTATATATCCCGTCTGCAGATTACAAAGAAATGGATGATGAAAGCGGTTATCCGGCGGAAATAGAAAGTCTTCTTGTAAATTACATGGTAGCGCGGATCATGAAAGCTGACTTATCGTTTGTTTCCGGGTGGGAAGATACGATTTCCGAGATAGCGCGTCAAATGGATGATGAAAGCGGTTTTGTTGCAAGGGGGTACTGGCCGTATGACTGCAGGCGAACTGATTACGATGATTAATCTGGACACAAATGAAATATTAGATGACAGTGCGGAATACATCCCCTATATTAATGCAGCCATTGATTGTCTCGTGATGATTTTGGTCCCGATGAAAGACAGGGAAGTTGTAAAAAGTATGGACATTAACAACAATAATCCGGTACCCGGTGATTTTACCGCGTTTATTCCTACGGCGGGTTACCCTGTCCGCATTGTGAACGGGTCTTTCCAGACGTACGGTGGAAAGACTGTCAATAATGTATTTTACGCTGTGAAAAAGCCGCATATATCGGATGAAACTGATTCGATTCCATTCAGCGAAATCTTTCATTTCGTGCTTGTGCAGCTGGTCTCATTTCTTGTCAAAAAGAAATCTTTAATGCTGGATTATGCCAGTGCAGATAAAGCGTTTATTGCTGATTTAACAACGGCAATCCAAGCGGCAAGAGGGCGATAATATGGGTGAGCGTTTCTTTGCTTCGACAAACGGTTTCAGATTAGGTCTGGACTGGAGCAAGCCTGCAGAAAGCATTGATATGCAGAGTTTAACGCAGACGATTAACTGCGAATACAGCCCGACGGACGGCGCGCTTCAAACAGTGCCGGGCGTGAAAATAATTTATACGGGAACGGCGAATATTGAAAGTTTGTATTATGACAATTACCGCCATCAGTATTACTTTTCATGTAACCGTGATTTGTATAAAACAGCTGATTTTGTGACGGTCACCCGGCTGGGAACATTAACCGGTAACAGCACTCCGAAATACCACGCTTTTGACCATGATATATTGATTGCTTCCGGCGGTAAATTGCAGGCTGTTTCCGGTGCTGGCGTGCTGTCTACTGTAGATGAAAGCCCTACTTGCGAGTTTGTGAGCAGCCACAGCGGCTCTGTCATTGTGGCGTCTATTTATGGACACCGTGTCACATGGTCAGCTGTCGGAGATTATAAATCATGGACAACGAACACGAACGACGCGTCATCGGCGCAGTATGTAGAGGTTGGTTATAAAGATCCCGGCTGTATTGTAGCTATTGATTTTTTGTCAAAAGCAATCATTGTATACAAAGAATACGGTAGAGCTTATCAGGTGGTGGGCAATCCACATGAAAAGACGCTTGCGGTGTATCCGCTTTCGGAAACGGCTTTATGCTGCGGTAGTTCTATCAGCATTGATGACCGAAGTTATTATCTGGGTGATGCGGGGCTGATGAGTTTTGTTCCGACAAATACGTATGCGAATATTCAGCCGTTTGAAGTGGGCCTTAATATTAATGCACAACTGACGACGATTACCTCAGAGCAAGCCCGGATGTGGCATGTTCCCGGAAGAAAACAGCTGTGGATTAAACCCGGGAGAAATCAGGATATATTTATTTATCATTATCTGCCGCGGTACGAGGACGGACGCGGTGTATTCACGTCAAGGTTTTTCGTTCATGATCTGCATGATGTGTTGACAGTCAGCAAGGATGTCTATATTGCCTATGGTAATAAAATAGGCATTCTTGATTCAAGTATAGATACTGATGACGGAGAACAGATTACGACGTCGATTGTTTCAGGGAACAGATTGGCTCAAAGATTATTCTTACTGCTATTTTCATATAATTTTGTATCAAGCAACCGTATTGAAGGTTACGGCAGCATTACGATTAGCGATAAACGGGCAAAACCTGTTACATTCAAGGCGGCCGGTACAAAGTTATACTATGCGAATGAAAAGTTGATTAATGCAACCGGCAGGCTGAATAGCAATGAGTATACGAAAGTAAATAAGATCGGCGGCGGAGCGAACCGCCATCTGCAGATAAAAATATTTGTTGCCAAGGGCGCTATCGCTTTGCGGCAGTTTGATTATACTTACGAGGAGGTTTAAATGCCTTATACGGAAAAATATCCTTTGAACCCGACGCCGCAGGGAGACAGCACGAAAGAAGCTGTACTAAAGAATAGGGAAGAAATCAAGACAATCGGGAATGCGCTTTCCGCACAGTCGAAAAGCGGCGGTAGTGGACTGCGGCAGCGTATTTTGTATGGAAAAAACAGTGGCGGGAAGTACAGTTTTCTTTCCGGCGACGGATTGTCGGTCATTATTGACGGAAGTACAATACCTGTTGTTTTAACGCTGGCAGACGGCTTTAATGAAAACGGCGCGAAAGATTATGTAGAAACAATTAATAAGAAAATCAGTGCATGGACGTTGCCGATTAATACAACAAGCTATCTGTTTGTGGAACGGAATAACGCAGGTGCTTTTTCTTACGGGAGCGCAATAACAAAACCGGTGTTTTCTGCTTCCTTGCCTTCCGGCATTGCCACAAACACTCATGTTTTCAACACACTTGAGCAGAAGATGTATTACTACAATGGTACAGAATGGAAAGCAGTTGTAAGAGTTTTTGTTGCAGCGGTAACGACGAATGAAACCAGCGTAACAAAGATTGAATATATGAATAATGCGGCAGCGGTAGAAATGACGGATGCTGAAAAAGAAAAGCTGTCCGGTATTGAAGACAAAGCAGAAGTTAATCAAAACGCATTTTCTAAAGTAAAAATCGGTGACAAAGAACTTGTTGCGGCAGTGAAACAAGCTGTCCTTGAATTAATCGCCGGGGATAACATTAAAATTACTCCGGATGCAGATGGTTCGAAAATAACGATAGATATAGCAAACAAAAAAGAAATATTTGATCCCGATAATTACTACACTAAAGATAAGTCAGATGATAGATATTATCGTGAAGGTGTGCCCCTGCCAATAACGGATGGTAACGAAGTTAATTTTGCGGGAAATGCAGAAACCATACAGTTCGGCTTTCGTGACCACGCCATTAACACATATCGGTTTGGCAATGGCACGCAAGGCGGATTAGCCGATATCACCGCAAAGGCATTTGATGGCAATTTGTGTTCTGGTTCTTTTAATGATACACAACAAATGAATGACTGGTTGCGTCAGCACTATAAAGACGATAACGTTTATGCTTGTCTTGCACACCGCGCCAATGAAATTGTAATTAACGGCAATAAGCAATGGGGAACTGTTTTAATGAGTGCTTATCCAGCACATGACGGACGAGCATTAATAACACAGCTGTTTTTTGCTAATTCTAACGGCTTGTTTTATCGCTATCTGAATACACCAGATGAGATAGATAACACAAACAATTGGTATCAGATTGTGGGCACAAACAATGAGAATAAGCTGAAGATTGGCAACAATTACATATGGTTTGCGTGAGGTGGTGTTCATGAGTGTTTTTAAACATTTATGTTATCAGAAAGAGAACGGGGAAACAGGACAGTGTGATGTATATGATGACCAGAACGAATGTCCAGACCCGCGAACGTATGTCAACGTAGACGGAAGAGATGGCTATGTAAAACTGGGTGAGTTTAATGACCCGCAGGCAAGTCCTTTACGGTG